TGCTAGGGATGTGACCGCAGGTAGTTGGCGGTCACATCCCTAGCATGTTCAATCGCCTCCCAATATTTAGGCCAACTGTAGGTCACCGGCGCGAGCCTGCGCGCCCCACGCGCCCACAACTGGAACGGGTGAATATGCAGACCAGGGGTAGGCCCCTCACGGGTTTCCAACGCCTTCAACAAAGGCGACGCCTCACTAGCCGCCGGAGCAGGCGCAGGCGCGGGCGCGGGTGGGAGTTTCTTCAACCGCTCATCAACAACCTCACCAGCCAAAACCCGAACACGCTCCTCATCAGGCTTATCAAGAAGCTTCTTCCACTCCTCAATCGTGATTATCATGTCAGGGCGCGCCGGGTTGAAATTCCCATTGAAGATGAAATCCTTCTTCACAGTGCCCTCCTGGGCACTGTTACCAATGATGGTGTTGCCGCCAACCTGCTCCTTCTTCGTGCCCTTGCGCAACACGATCTTCACCATGTGTGCGCACTCAGCCTTGGGGTTGTCCTGCGCGTAGCTGTTGCCAATGACGGTACAGCCGACGGGGTCTTCCAACGCGACGGCCGCCCAGTCTTTAGGACCGTCTGCGGGTGGGCGCAGTTGGTTTTCAAGGCCCACGTTCCAGATGTCGTTGCCTTGGATTTTCGTGCCGTGCCCGGAGCAGGCGATGCCGTGGTTCCAGGTTTCGCCGATGGTGTTGGCCATGACCACGCTGTACCCGCCCACGCTGATTCCGTTGTCCTTGGACACGGGGAGCATGTTGCCGGTGATGTTCGTGCGGTAGCACTTGATGGTGAAGCCGATAGGCTCGAAAGCAATTGACTGGTTATCAGCCATGACCACACTGTTCCCAGACACGAGGGTGTCTTTCGGCGCGCCCTGAATCAGCGTCTCAGGCCGCAAAGCAGGGTCAGTAGTATCACGCCCACCAATGCCCATGCCGCAGGATGCGCGGCGAATCTGGTTGCCGATGATCTGGTTACGGTTCGACTCGTCCTTGATCATGATGCCGAACCCAGATGCGCCTTCCTGCGCCGTGTTCTGCTTCAACCCGGAACCGTCAGTCCAGCAGTTCAGAACCAGGGAGTCGTTCGTTCCGTTGCCCGTTGCCTTCTCTTTCCGCACAAACCCCTGCAAAAGGAACGCGTTGGCGCCGGAGTTCATGACGCCGATCTGAACCATCTTCACATAATCAGCGTTCGTGATCTGCAACGCCGTGGCAGGCCGCTCACCCGTCACCCAGTCCATGTCGATAACAAACCCGGACATGTAGCCGCGCCGCAGGTTACCACCACTGGTGGACTGCATGGCGTTCTTCCCGACGCCGCGTTTCATCTTCAACACTGTGGCGTCGCCTTGGCCCATCATGACCTTGCCGGAAAGCTTGTCGAGGTTAATAGTGTTCGACAACCCCCACTCACCAGCTGGCAACTGGATAACCTTCTTCGACGTATCGTTAATGGCGGCCTGCAAAGCCGTGGTGATGTCAGTGCCCTCAGCTGGTCTGACGTTGATGACACCAGCATCACCTGCGGCTGTGACGATTTCCTTGATCTGGGTTTCCACCAGCTTCGTAACAGCTTTGTTGACTTCCTCGGCGATCTTGTTTCCAACTGCCTGCTGGATAGCCTCGGGTGTGGGGGCTGCGCCACCTCCGCCTTGCGGGTGTTGCCGGAAGTATTCTTCCACGGCCTTGCCGATTTTATCCGGGTCAACGCCTTCACCTGCGGGGAGCTTGCCGATTTGCCGGGTGATCTCGTCACGCACCAGGCCGCTGAGGTCGTTCATTGCCTGCTGCACAGCATCCTGGGAGGCTGCGCTTGCGGCTTGTTTCGCCTGGTTGACGGCTTCGCGTGCTTCGTCTCGCGCGGTGATGGTGTCTTTCTTCACCTGCTCAGCTGTGCTTGCTGCTTGCTGTGCCTGGGTGACTGCTTCTTCGGCTTTGCGTTTACTCTCCGACGCGTTGGTGGCGGCCTGCTGTGCTTCACCCACGACAGCGGGCGGGTACTCTGTTTGCGCACCGATCAGGTTTGCTAGGTTCGCCTCCCCTGATTCAGGCAGTGTCACGGTCCATGAGGTGCCGTGCACAGTACCACCTTCAAGCGTTACTGTGACAGGCCCGGGGTACATGTCAGGGCTGCGGAAAACCCCGCCGGTTCCCTCCATGTGGATTCGCCGTAGTTCCCGCGTGACCACAGTGCCGCCCTCGACGCGTTCACCCGATGACTGCAGCACAACATAGCAGTCAGGACCGTCAAAAGGTTGCTTGGTGATGCTCTTCAAATCACCAGTCAGAATAGTCATGAGCACCTTCCTAAAGCGCATAAAAACAAGGCACCCGACTTGATTAGTGGGGTGCCTAAAATAATGAGTAGAAACAATGCGGGCTAGCGTGTACGCCCCGTAGCCGTTCCTTTGCCGCCGTCAATCTCGCGGTTCAGGTGCCACACCATCAGGTGATTGCGATCTGCACCGCCGTAGAACTCACGAGACAAAGATATGTTGTGCGTGATAACTACCTGAACGGTGTAGCCCACATCAGGCACTGCCACCACGGTGGACAAGATGGAGTGGCCCTTCTCGCTCGACGTGATGTAGCCACGCTTAACATGCCACATGTCACCTGTGCGAGTCCTCACCTCTATCTGCCATTCCACCACATGGGAAGATGCGATAGCGATAAGACCAGACACACTAATCATTGCGTCGATGCGCCACACCCCTTTATCCATGAGCCGGATAGCATGGGGGATGCGCTCAAACTCCACACCGCGCGACCCGACCAACATCTCATCAAAAGGGAAAACGCCCTGAATACGTTTCTCCCCGCTGGTCATGAACAGTGTGCCGGTCTCCTCCAGGGGGGATTTGAGTTCTTCGATACGGCTTTGCAGCGCCGCCTGCCCGTCGCGGTAGACTTGCGAAGCGCTAACAATCGGCTTGAAAATCGCCCCGCCGATACCGCGCAAGGCGTCACCGATACCTTTGATGAGGCCGTTAAAACCCTGGGCTAGCAGGTTGCCCATGTCGCCACCGGCGTGTTCCAGGGCTTTGCCCATTGTTTGTGGGGAGCCGTCCCATTTGGGTTGATACTTGTCCGGCGAAATACCCATGACTATTCCTCGCTACCCTTTTCGTCACTGTTATTTTTCTGCAGTTCCGCCAGCAACAAAGCCCGCTGCTTCGCCGTCAGCTTCGACACATCAATCGGAGACGCAGCATCCTCCACAACCTGCACAGCACCTTGCCGCTCCTCCAAAGCACCAATCCAACGCCCATCCTCATTCGGGGAACCAACACCACCCAAAGCATCAAACTTAATCTGCGGGCCAACATGCACAGTCCACGACCAAACCCCCTCAGGCAACGTGCCCTTCATCAACCCAGTACGCGGGTCAAGCGACAAACCCGGAGGCAACACCGGACACCACACCGCAGCCAACGAACCACCAGGAACCAACTCATCAACCTCACGCGAATCATCCCACCCACGCGAATACTCCAACGTAGTTGGCTCCTGATCATGCAACTTCACACCCACAAGATCAAACAAAAACCTGCACAAATCATTAATCAGGTCAATGTCCATATTGAACCCCAGGGGCTTAATCAACAAAGGCGCATACGGGTGCATGCCCTCAGGCACCGGGTAAGGCCACATGAAATCCAACTGCTTATTACCAGTAGACACAACAACACCTTCTAAGGAATCAACGTCTTAATACGATCAGTAGCCGCCGCCAAAGTCTTCAACGACCGCTCCAACGACCGTGCCGAAGACTCACGCAAACGCGGGTCACCCAAACCAATATCAACATCATCACCACCACGACCAGGCTTAATCGTCACCGACTGAACAAACGTCGCAAAGTTCACACCACGCGAACGAAACACAGCCTGATCACCCACACGGTAGTCACGCCCAAACAAATACGGGGAACCGTCACCAGCCTCAAAAGCCACCGACACTTTCCCCTGCGTCTCCTGCAAAGCGGTAAACGCCTGCTGCAGCGTCGACAAGCTGAACCCCTCACCAGGCTTCACCAAACCCCTGTACCGGTATTTACCTAGCGCGTCCTCACGTGACCACGCCCGGAACTCCGACCAGGCAAACAGTTTGTCCTTCAAAGCGTTGGCCTGCAACGTGCCAAGGAACGCGCCACCAGCAGCAGACAACGCGGCAAATGGGGGGAACAACGCCCCAATCGCCGCGCCGATACCCTGCCACAACGCTTGCGAACCAGCCGCAATGAGACTGTTCACAATCTGCGGGGACTTGCCGCCCACGATCACGGCACTATCAGTGGCCTTGCGTAGAACAACCTTCGACGACACGCCCCGCATGTGGTCACCATCCCACACACACCAGGCTTTCGGGTTGTCACCATTGAATGCTGTGTCGTCGATAACAATGGCCTTTGACACATTGTCACCGGCGATTTTCTCCTTCACGCCCCTGATGACGTCACCAATCCCGCCGGTGGACGATGCAAAGTTCCTGGCCTTCACGTCGATCACAATGGTGGGGTTTTTTAGTGTGGCGTGGTTTCGGAACGGCTGCGGGTCACCGGGTAGCCAGAGTTCCGCGACCAGTTGCAGCCCGGCCGCGTCGAGTGTGGCTTTGAACATGTCCCCCGCAATGTTGAACCGTGAATCAAGCACCGTCCATTCGGTGTTTTCCGACTCGTGCACAGGGTTCACAATCAGCGGCCACCACTCAGGCCGCAGGTCACGCCATGTTGATGCTGACCACACGTCCCAGTTCTTCAACAACTGCGGCTGAAAATCCTTAGCCAGGTTGCGGAAAAGGTAGTTTTTGATCACCCTGAGTGAATCACCAGCCTGCACGTCTGACCATTTCAGCTGAGCCACAATCGGCGCGCCTGGTGATGCCCACAGCGGCAAGTGATTAAACAGCTCCCACAAGCCTTCACCATGCACAGTGAACACGTCACCGTCAGCATCGGAGTTGATCTCCACCTCAACGACACGGTAGGCGAAACGATAATGCTTCGTTTCGACAACCACCCACAGGGATTCATTCAACACGCGGTTCAGGTCAGGGGTGTTGGTGTCCTCATCCGCGAACATCAACGTCCGCACCGCCGGGTGCGTACCAGGCAAATCAATCTGCAACTTCCCCGGGGCGTTGCATTCGTCACCAAACTGCGTGCCCTCAAGAAACCCGGACAACGACACCAAAGGCTCCATGTTCTTATCGAACAGCCACACGGTGCGGCCACCGGAATCATGCACGCTTTTCTGCGACTTGCCCCAAAGCTCCCATGCGAAAGCCACCAGATCACCTCCACATCGACGTGAACAATGGGGCCACCATGCCGGTAGCCCCACCACCAAAAACCCACGTGGCCCTACCGCCAGGGGGGATAGGCTGCGGGAAAACACGCCCCCGCAACCTGCGCCACAAATCCGGGGCGGGCTCACCGCCAACCGTGATCATTGAGGCTTTAGCGGGGTCAGTGTCCAACACAGCCACCCTGTTACCCGTGCGGGGCAATTCCACCTGACCCACACCAGGGGCGGTAACCGTCACAGTACTGTTGCCCTGCCACCTGACGCGCGGCCACAACGGCAAATCACCAGGGTTATGAATCACAACCTCCCCAGTGTGGCGGGTGGTTTCACCACGCCAACACCCCTCGTAGCACACAACAGGCACATCAACCGTGAACGAACGTAAACCCAACGTGGCGGGGGAAACACCAGGGTCAGGCACCCGGTCTTTCACCAACAACCTGCACGACAATGCTGTCTTACCAGGAACAACAACCCGCAAAACAGACTCCTCAAACGGAGTCACATTCCGCACAAACAACCGCCACGACTCAGCAAGCGGAGCATCCTCAGCATGGAAACCCAATTTCAGGGTGCCCTCCATCTTGTCGATGCTCCACCCAATCGGCGTGGCACCCACCTGAGTTGTCGTTGCCCTGGTCTTCACATCAACCTTCGCAGACAACTCAGGCGGCCCCATCAACCACATGCCCCTACGGCCATGCGCGTACCGGGTGAGCGCCCACGTCACCCCCGCACTATCGTCAAGTGAAACGTTGTACAGGGATTCCATGAACACTCACTCCTTGCTATGTGAGAACAGTGGGCGCGCCACCAACATGACGCTCACCCTTGATCTTTTTCAGGTCTTTGGTGTTCACCTCGACCTTGCCCTCCACAGCCTCCACACGCTGCCGCAGGACTTCCTCACCATCAACATTCACCACCAGGGTCAGCTGACCACCATCACCCTTATCGGCGATTTGTTTCAGCACACCCCACTGGTCATTAGTGAGAATCGCTTCCGGCTTTCCAGACAGATTCACCGCAGCACCCTCATGAGGCAGCACACCGCCCTGGTCATACAGGCGTGTACCACCACGGGCACGCTGACCAGCCCAACCAGCAAGGTTCACCAACCCGTGTGCCGCGTCGATGTCCTCCATCAGGCTAGCCAAACCACCGAACCCATCATCACCGCCATTAAAAGCGGCACCGAGTTCACCCCACGCGGCACCCGCGTCAGCGGCCTTGTTGACAAGGAACTTGGCACGCTCCTCACCAACAACACCAGCTGTAGCGCCGTACCCGTAGTCACCACCGTTGAAGGCTGTCGTGAACTCCTCAGCCACGTTCGCGGCCAGGCTGTTGCGCACCATGCGGCCGAAATCACCAGTGGCGTTCACCAGTGTTTTCGCGTGCGTGTCGCCGATCAGCTGGCCGAGCCCGCCGAACCCATCGTCACCGCCGTGGAACGCTGTTGTGAGTTCTTCACGTGCAGCGTCCACGGGGTTGATCTGCGGCCCTGTTGGGTTAATGTCCTGCGGGTTTTCCGGTTTTGCGTCGGCAACTGCGGTTGCGGCACCATCAACCCCGGAAGCAGCGGTGTTAGAATCGCCTGCCTGTTTGGCCTGCTCTTCTTCTTTCTTCTTCTGGTCGCGGGTGAACCACTCCGGTACAGGCGCAAGCTTGTCCGGTGGGGTTGTGGCCAGCTTCTTGATCAGGCCGTTTCCGCCGCCGATGAACTCGAAGAACGCGTCTTGTGCAAGTGCGTCCGGGGACTTGTTGCCAAGGGTTTTCCAGAACACTTCGTTGGCGATGCCAGCGCCGTAGGCCCCGGCGTCTTGCCAGCGTTTTACTTCGTTCTGTGCGTTGACGATTCCTTGGTGTGCGGCTAGTGCCGCGACTACTGCGGGGTGGTCTTCTTCGAGGTGGGTTGCGTCTGCGCCGAGGTATTCGCCGGTGTTGATGACGTGCATGAGTGCGTCTGCTGCTTGTTTCCAGGCTGCGGGGCCTTTGTTGCCGAGTTCGACGAGGGCTGGGATTGCGTTTCGGAGGTCTCCGAAGTTGCGTTCCAGCATGTCCCACTGCTCGGCGGTAAGCACGGCCTCGGGTTTCCCGGTGTGGTTGAAGTAGGTGCCGAACCCTCCGGGTGTGGGTTTGAGCCAACCGCCGGAATCGTAGCCGTGGCCATGACCCCACATCGTGGTCAAATCCGTCCCGTAGCGGGACCGGTAGTAACGCAGCGCGGCGTTCATGTTGGCCCACGGGTCACGGCGATCGTTCGGCAATTCAGGGTCACGGTTAGCTGCGAACGTGCCAGGGATGATCTGCAACAGGCCAACGCCCGCACTGTCACCAGTGCCGTTGACGTCAACAATCTGCTGAGCAATCCCAGGGTTGCCACCAGACTCAGACTGAATCTGAGCCAGCATGGCGTTAACCTGCGCCGGGTCATCAGCATTAAATCCTTGACGACGCATAGCGGCCATTGCCATTTCACGCCAAGACTCGGCATTACCAGCCACACCAGCGGCCCCGGAGAAGGTGCCCACCTTCGACTTGATAAAGTCCCACGCCTTGTCAGCGAGGGTCTTAGCGATAGCTCCGGGGAGCTTACCGAAGTCGCCGTGCTGCTCCTTGCCTGGGAAGTCGCCGATCTTGTTGATCGCCGCGTCCCACAGGCCCTTGACCATTGCTCCGAGGTTGAAGCCGCCACCGCCACCAGCGCCACCTGAAATGAACTCCCCAAGGAACTCCTTCAAAGTGTAGGTGTGGTTGAACAGGCCATTATCGGAGCCGCGAGCCGCGCCGCCGATCTGCACGCCGTGGTCACCAGCGGATTCCAGGTTAACCCCGTCGATGGTGCCCGCCATGTGGCCGTTCTCGCCGCCGCCTTTGCCGGACAGAACACCAATGGTCACGCGGCCAGACAAACCGGGGACGAACCCGAAGTTACCGAAGTTGCTTTCGGTGTTGAAGATGCGGCCCGCGCGCAGCGAACCACCGTTCAGGAACTGTACAATGCCTGACCACAAGCCCGAGCAGTCCCATGAGGGATTGCCGGTGCCCCCATATTGATAGGGCTTGCCGTGCTCAGATTTGAGTTCGTTGAACAAGGCCGCAATGCGCTCAGTCAGGTGATCACGCTGCTCAGTACCACCGTTCGGGAACACGCCACCCTTGGCGAATGCAAGGGCACGGTACACGCCGCCACGCGCGAACGCGGCACCCTCACCCAGCATCTTCTTGACGCGGCTCACACCACCACCAATGGCGGCTTTGTTCAGCGCATCAACAGCAGGCTTACCGCCCATAGCCTTAGTGACCTCAGGGCGCATGATCGCCTCACCGCCGGACAAGCCAAGCAAACCACCAGTGGGGCTAAAGAAGTGGTGAATGTCACGTCCCGGTGAATAGCCGGGCATGACACCACCTGTGGCGAAATGATGCTCTGGGAGTTCACCAAGGCCAACAAGTTTGGCCACCGTGTTCCAGGCTTTCCTGATTCCACCGTTGTAGACCGTGTTGACCACGAACTCGACGGGCTTGCGGGTCTTGTCCTTGATGCCGTCCCAGATGCGGCCGATATTATCGACGGTCTGGCTGAACCAATCTCTGACCTTGGTGAGGCCGTCTTTCAGTCCGTTGAACACCGGGTGCACCACATTATCGGCAACCCAGCGTATGCCGTTGCCGAGGGCTTCCCACGTGGGTTTGATGAAGCCGTTCCAGATGTTGGAGAAGAAATCGCCCAGCGCCTGCAGCCCAGCCTGCATCAGATTCCACGTTGGCGTAACAACAGTGTCAAACACCCACTTGATGCCCGCGCCAAGACCATTCCACACAGCCTTGATGAACTCGACCGTCGGGTTAAACACATTGTTGGCCAGCCATGTGATACCCGCGATCATTAAATCCCAGGTGGGCTTGATGATCGTGTCCCATGCGAAACGAATGGCAAGGCTCAGGCCGTCCCACTCGAATTTGATGAACCCGAAGATCGGCATGAGAACGTTGTTCCACATGAAGTTTGCCGCGCCTTGCAGCAAATCCCACGCGGGTTTAATCACATTGTCCCAACCAGCCTTGATGCCCCATGACAGGGCCTCCCACGCCAGCAGCAGCGGAGTCAGCACGATAGTGCCGATCAGCGCCAGGCCGAACTTCGCCGCGTACTCCAACGCGTCCCACGCCGGTTTGATCAGCGTGTTCCACGCCCAGGCGATGCCAGCGGAAATAGCATTCCATGTGTCACCCAGGAACTGGATACCAACACGCACAGCATCAGCAAGGTAGTTACCCACCCATTGGATGACCACGCCAACCACACTGATTAGCGGGTTGAAACCGTTGGTGACAATCCACGACAAAATGTTCGTGGCCTGCGACAGTATCCACGCCAACCCCTCAACGGCTTTCACCGCCCCAAGGATTGCGCCAACCACAACGCCACCAACAATGATGCCGATGGTTTGTAGCACGGGCATGAGCACTGGTTCAAGCAGGTTCCACAGCTGCACAAGCAGATTCCACAAGCCTTGCAGCGCGCCCCACACAGCGCCCGTGATTGTCTGGCCAAGACTGTTTAGTGTCGTGGCCAGGGTGGTGACAGTGTTCCACAGGCTCGTGAAAGTGCCGCTCAGGGAATCCACAATGATGCCGCGAATCCACTCCATCGCGTTACCGACGGTGGTGAAAGCATCAGCAATCATCTGTGCCTTGTCCGCGCCGAACAGTGCGGTCAGCCCACCGATGCCAGCGTCATCACCCTGGAAAGCTGCGAACAGCTCACCAATGGACACCTTCACATTCTGGAAAGCAACGCCCATGCGCTCAGCGAAATCAACAATCGCCTGGGCTTTATCAGCCCCGAAGATCGCCATGAGGCCACCAAACCCGGCGTCGCCACCATTGAAAGCCTCAGTGATTTCACCCCACGCGGCTTTCAAGTTGCTGAACAGGGTGAACACCGGCTGCAGGGCTTGCCCCATGAACGCGGTGAACTCACCCCAAATTTGTTTGCCTGCCTCAGTCTTCGTGAAAAACAAAACCAGGGCACCAACAACCGCAGCGATGCCAGCGACAATCAAGCCTATGGGGTTGATCAGCATGGCCGTGTTCAAACCCAGCTGCGCCGCAGTGGCAGACAAAGTACCCGCGCGCTGTGCAGCAAGCAGGGCAGGCAGAACTTTCATCTGCGCCGCAAACGAACTAATCGCAGACACCGCAAACAAACCAGCCTGCGCCGCCCGCAAAGCAGCCATGCCAGCAACAACACCACCAACAGCACCGCCAATGACAAACAGCAAATCCTTGTTGCGGCCCAGCCACTCAGCCACAGCAGGCAGCTGATTAGTCAACGCGCCAATGGAGTTACCCAGCCGATCACCCCACGCCGAAAGCGTAGGCTCAGCCAGGGCGTACAGTTGCAGCTGCAAATCATCAATCGCGTTTCCGATGCGGTCCATCACGCCATTCAGGCCAGCGAGCTTAGCCCCGGCTGTTTCACCAGCGGAGCCTTGCCGGTCGAGAGAAGCACGCAGCTTATCAAACCCCTCGACGCCACTGTTCGCGGCGGTGGTCGCAAAGCTCACGGCTTCACGCCCAAACGCGGTAGCAGCAGCAGCGGTAAACGCACTCTCGCCCATGCGGTCCTGCGCGGCCGCCAGCTGCGCGGTGATTTCCCGCATGCCCACGAACTTGCCTTGCGCGTCGAACGCGTTGACACCCATCTCAGCAAGGGCTTTCGCCCCTTCTTTCGATGGGTTCGTAAGCGACAGCAACGCCGAGCGCATCGCGGTGCCAGCCTCGGAACCCTTGATACCAAGGTTGGCGAACAAGCCAAGGTACGTACTCGCATCCTGCAAAGACACGCCCAGAGTGGAGGCAATAGGTGCCGTGTACTTGATGGAGTCGCCTAGCTCAGTCAAGCCTGTAGCGCTGTTATTAGCGGTGTTAGTCAAAACATCGGCAACAAGTGACGCGTCCTTAGCCGCCAGGTGGAAACCATTCAACGCCGCGATCTGAATATCAGCAGCAGTGCCAGCATCAACCTGAGCAGCACCCGCAAGCTGAATGGAACCCTTAGCAGCGTCCATAGCATCCGACACCGACAAGCCACCCTTAGCAAGGGCCAGCATCGCATCAGTCGCAGACGACGCCGAAGTGCCCGCCAGCGTCTCATCGTTACCCAGGTCGCGGGCACGCTGAGACACCATCTTCATCGTGTCACCAGTCGAACCCGTCACAGCCTGCAACGAACCCATCACCTGCGACAACTCACGGCCTTTACCAATGGCATCACCAAAAAACGCGGCACCACCAGCAACACCAAGACCACCAGCAATAGCCCCACCAAGACGACCAACCGTCCCCACAAGGGAACTAATCTTCCCGCCCACACTATCCACATCGCCTGACAGACTCAGCGCCCAAGCCTTCGACTTTTCCGCCGCCCCAGTGAACGTGAAACCAGTCTTCTTAACCTGGTCACCAACATGCCCAGCAGCCTCAGCGGCCTTACGCTGCGACGCCGCAGCATCCTCCATTGTGGCCTTGTACAGTTTCTCCTTGGCGCTCACCTGGTCGTTGGCGTTCGCCAAATCAACCTTAGCTTTCTTAAGCTCACCCTCCGACTTCACCAAAGCAAGTGACGCGCGATCAGACTGACGTTTCGCAGTCTCTAGCTCACGCTCCGCGCGCTGAACCTCCCGCGAACCAGCGTCATTAGCGTTACGCGCGTCTTGAAGTTTCTTCTCCGCCGCCGCGACTTTCTCATTAGCCGCGGCGACTTTATCCCGCTGCTCCCCCACAGCAAGATCAGCAGCCTTCACTTTCCCAGACGCCTCAGCCGCAGCGATACGAGCCTTCCCAAGGTTATCCTCAGTGCGAGCGACCTGAGCCGCGGTTGCGACACCACCCTCACGAATAGCCTTAAGGTCAGTCTCACCACGTGCGACCTGGGCAGTAGCCTGATCAAGCTTAGCCTTAGCCACAGCCGCGTCAGACTCCGCGCGCGCCACCTGCGACGCCGTGGCCGTGCTGCTGTTACGCACCTGCTGCAGACGCTCCTCAGCCACCGCAACATCCTGCGCGGCCTGAGCCTCAGCCTTACGCGCCGCAGCAACCACACGGGTTTGCTTCTCGACGCCCTCAGCCAGCGCGGCACCAGCGTTCTGGCCGGACTTCTCAAAGCTCTTCTCGATCAGCGCGCCAGCATCATCAGCAGCCTTCGACGCGCCCTTCACCACCTCAGCGGCGAAACCACGCATCGAAGCGTTAACCGGAACCCACACAGTAGACGCCACCGCGCCACACTCCAATCAGATTTCAAGACTCTTCAAATACGCAAGTGCCTCCTCCTGAGTGTGGTCACCCAGGGAACCAATGCGTGAAGAATTAGCGTTCTTAATCTCCGACCACGGATAGGCAGGTGTTTCTTCGGCCGGCATTTTTGCTTTGCTGTTTCCGTTCACACGGGCCAGCAAAACCTGCGTTTCCCACGTCGCCCACAGCAACCGCCACAACAGGGAGTCGGTAATGCCATAGGGTTTGCCGTCGGTTTGGTGCCAACGGGCAGGGGAATCTTTGGGCAGGTTCTCAACAAGGACGCGGAGTTTCCGCAAGGTGATCTCACCCCGCCAGAACTCCGCCATAACATCCCTGTTGTACGCCTGCTCTAGTGACGCTTCGAGGACTTCCGCGCCACCGCACGACGCTGCAAGCGATTCAACCGTGAATATTTTCCCTCACTGTTGACAGCCTCCATAGCCTTGCGATGCTCAGCGAACACCAGGCCCCACAGAGACGACGAGCCGCCAGCCTCGAGGAACCGGTCGTACTCTTCCTCACCCATGAACCAGGCGCACAGGTCAGGGCCGTATTCTGGCAGGTCATTCAGCTCATCCAGCTGGGCATCATCCAAGAACATCGGGTCAGCGAAAGTAAAGGTTTCACCCTTGAATGTGAAGGCGATACGGTCACCTTCAATGCCGGTGGCTTCCTTCCGCTGGGCGATCAAAACATCCAAATCATAGGACATGGCAGACCCCTTTCAAAGTCTCACAAGCAGGCCAAACAACAAAAGGTTGGTGGGGGCGGGCCTGCCAAACACTCCCCCACCACCACCTAAAATGCTGGCCTTTGATAACCCGGGGCCAGCAAGAAACCGGGGATTCGAACAAAAATCAGACGCTAAGCATCAGCAATAACAAGCTGCAGTTTCTGCGTCGCAGTGCGCTTTTTACCATCCTCCACCTTGAAGGTGATCTCAGTGGTACTAGCAGCAGTCGGGGTGCCCGTGATCTTGCCGTCCTTGTTCAGACTCAGGCCAGCAGGCAAGGCAGGCGTACCTTCAACAGACCAGTTGTAGGGAGCCTCACCACCAAGCGCAGCAAGGGTAACGGAATACTCCTGACCCTTCGTGCCAGCAGGCAGCTGCTGGGTCTGCACCTTCAGCGGCACAGCACCATCATCAGATGAAGACGTGGCGCCCTTAGCGCCGGAACCATCCCAGCCAGCGGAGAACAGCCACCGCGCGGTCTTACCGGACAGCTGCTGATCTGCGTACTCCTTGCCAGCAGGGAAACCAGTCAGCGTGATTTCCAGGCCGATAGCGTCCTCACGCTTGAACGTCATGCCGGAGCGGCCGGTCACCTGAGCATCAAGCAGGGTAATGCGCATTGCCTTGTCACCGTCAACGACGTCGAGAACACACTGTTGGTGCTCAAACTCGGGCAGGTTGCCCTCGTCAAAGTACCATGAACCATCATCGTTGACCTTGATCTGACCACCGGGGACACCAAAGTACAGGCTTGCATTGTCACGCGTGAACTGCCACAGGGTGACCTTGATTGCCTTCACAGACTTCGTGATGTCACGACGAATTGGCAGGGCTTCCTGCCACGGGATGAACTCGTTAGTGTCCTCGTCGAAGCTGATTTCCACACCATCCGGGCTGATGTAGCCGCGGTTCAGGTAGATGCTGGTGTCGTACTTTTCCTTGAAGTCGGTCATGACTTTGGTGCCGATTGCTGCGGTTCGCAGCGCACCGGTGACGCCGACGCGCAGGGCGGCGGCTTCGAATCCTTCGAGGGTTGCCTGTTCGGCCATTTGTTTTCCTCCTGTTGCGGAATGCCCCACCCGGGTTTCGGATGGGGCGTAGATTTACTTACTTTCTCTATGTGGGCACATGAAGCGTCACTGTGACACCAAGGCGTCGTATGTGCGGATTGTAGTCAGGCCGTGTCGAGAACCCGGGACAATCCACAAAAGTCACATTCGCCCCCGCATAGTTCGGGAGATTATGCATCAACTGCCTAATCAAAACCCCAGTGGGGTGAGCCAACGCCCGCGACGCCGCGAACACGTCAATGTCCAGCACGACGAAATCCCGAACGGGCCCACGCCCACCCCACGCGACAACCTCCTCACCTGGGAGCAGGTCAACCATCACATACGGCAACTGCTGGTCAAGCTCCCCAGGCGGGGGCATACGGTCAGCCACAGTCGCATCAGGCAAGGTGGAGGAAAGCATCTCAATCACCATGCGCAAAGTATCTGACCAGGCGCGATCATTCATCAACTTACTTCACCTCCCTTGCCGCGCGCCGCAAAGCGCGTATGCGCTTCTTCTCCGACGTTCCGTACTCTTCATCGCTTTCGGAAACCACGTCGTATGAGGCACGCCCGTTCGCGTGGTATCGACGCCGAACATCAATGACAGCTTCGCCGCCTTCACGCAGGGTTATTTGCCTAGCGCGCGCCGCGATCTTAGCGGCCTGCTGCTCAGTGCCACCAACAACCTGATCTGTGTCCATGACCTGCTTGAACAGGTCATCTAGGTCAAGCTCAACCCGGGTTGATTCCCTACCCATGAATCACCTTCAACCTGGCCTCCACATGATGCACACGGCCAGTAAACGGGTCAGGCCACTTCATTGGAGTGCCGTCAACATCCAGCACCAACACCCCACCAACTCGCACACGGTCACCCGCCCGCAGGTCAATATCAAACCCAATCTGGGTGTACAGCATGAACACCGTGGTCAACGTGCCAGCACGGCCACTATCCTCCGACGTGGACACCGGCTGAATACTCACCAAATGCGGATACGCGATAACCTCCGGGTCGTCAAACGACGGGGTTCCACGCTTCGGGTTATAAGGGTCTCGCACCAACTTGGGGCGCAGAACCTCCACAGACTGATTGAAAATCAAGCTCATGGCAACGGCCCCAACTTATACAGGTCAACGATGCGCCACTCCGACGACTGCGGCGTCGCACCCGTGGCAGCGCCCACACTGATACTTCCCACGCTGATGTTCCCCGCGGGGCGCATGGACCTAGCAGCCATTTCCAACGCCACAGCAGCCAAATCAGGGGCACTATCATGCCCATGCGTAATCGTCACAGCAACATTCCTGAACCCGCACGGAAACCCCCCGCGCCGGTACAACAGACCATCATCCGACCAACCAACCTTATCGACGTCAACATGCTCACCATTCACAGTGAGCGCCGTGACGTCGACAAGGCGTTTCGTTGGGAGAATCATGGTCTCATCCCCAGTGCCGTCTAAGCGCAGGGTTTCCGAGCGGCGTGGCCACACATGCCAGCCGCAGAGTTGCCGGATGGTGGCCACAGCCTTGTCGATCTGGTCTTGTGTGGGGCGTTCACCGCCAACAGCCGTGGCCATGCTTGGGATTAGCCCGTGGTCATTCACCCCACACCTCCTTACTCGGTGGCCTCAGCCTCAGCATCAGTAGTGGCTGCGGCTGCTTTCTTGGTTGCGTGTTTCGGGGTTGCCTCCACGGGCTCAGTAACCTCAGCTTCCACCGGTGCCGCAGAGGAATCATCCTCAACCAGCACAGCATCAGGGAAATCACGCTGCTGGTGAATCTCAGTCAGCAGCAGCACCGTCTCGAAACCGTCCTGAAACTTCACACGATACGGGCGCAACATGACTACGCACCCGCCGTCAGCGTCACCTTGACGAAAGCCGAAGGCAGCGGAACCATCAGGCCGATGCGCTCCTCAGCGCGCAGAGTCACAAGGTTCTTCTCGAAATCATCAGCGTTGGTGTTCGAGGAATCCACACGCAAGCCACCCTTGCGGAGGATGGTGGAACCCTGACGGAACGCGCCTACAAGGGCGGTGCCCTTCGGAATGTTGTTCGTCACAACAGTGCGGTAGCCCCACACCGGCGGGTCAACAAGAATGCCGCCAACACCGTACTGGCCCTGGAACGGGCCACCAGCAATGTACTGGCCGTTGCCGTCCTTAGCGAGGCGAAGAACCTCGTAATCGGCGGTGTTCATGATGATGCCGTCAGCGGTCAGCGGGGTTGCCTGAGCAACCTTGGAGATCGCACTGTACAGGTCATCAAACCAATTGGCTTTCTTAGCAGACGTCACAGTCTGAATGCCGGAGCGGTTCAAGATGCCACGCACATTGCTGCCCGTGCCGTCGCCGCTGATCAGCTGCTTTTCCTCCACAACGGACAGTTCGTAGATGAGCTGGTTGTTAATCCAGTCAGCAACGAACCCGAAGTCCGCGATCATCTCGTCGGAAAGCTTCGTCAACGCGGCGATCTTCGACAGTGATTCAGTCACAATGTCAAGATCGGCGAAACGCACATAGGGTTTCTGCGCGCCCTCAGCCACAGACGCAGGCGCGCCCTCAGCGATGCGGTTGGCCTTCTCCACCAGGTACTTGATGGTGGGGAGGTCCACATTCGCAGAACCCATCAGGTCAGCGGCAACCAGTTTCTCACGACGCTGGTTAACAATGCTGCGCTGGTACATGGTGCCGAAACCATCGACCAGCGGGGTTGTCTTAGCCGGGTCGCCAGCGGCCTTGAACTCAGGGGCGGAAATCTCCAGGCGTCGGGAACCCTGCTGCTTAAGGCTTTCGCCAGCAGACTTCACGAAATGCTCACCCAGGGATTTAGCCTCAGGCTGTAGCGGGGTTTCACCAGTGTCGATGTTGCGCAGCTTCTCGAAAACCGAGTTGGCTTCCTTCACCTTTGCAAGTTCAGCGTCAAGGGCTTCGGCCTCGTGGAGGGCTTCTTTCAGCTCGGCGAGCTGCGCATCTGTCACCTCCTCACCAAACTGCGAGTAGAGGCCTTTTGCATGTTCAAACGCGGCGTCACGACGCTCACGCAGGGTTTTGTTACCCATTAGTGTTTCTCCTTTTCCAAGATCATGAGGCGGGCACCCAGCTTGTTCAGGGCGCCCTGGTTATCGCCGCTCTTCTTGGCGGCATGAGAAAACCCCGGGGGTGGTGTTCCCTCGGGGTTAGTGTCGTTTCCGGCCAGCGCGTCGCGCATTGATTTCAGCATCAACGCCATAGCTTTCGACATTTCCGCGCCGGACTCGGCGGCTTTCACCGCGAGCACTTCGGTTTCCTGGTTCGCGCCGATGGGCACAACCGAAACCTCATACAGGCGCACCTTGCGAATCTCGAAAACCCAATTGTCGCTGTCTTTCATTTCCGCGCCTTCGACAACATCAAACGCGAAACTCATTTGCGACAAACGGCGCTCTTTCAGCAAGCGGTAAACCTGGCTAGCTTTCTCATTATCCAGGTCAAGCTTCGCACGGATTTTCAAACCATGATCATCCTCGACAGCCTCAACAACCGTACCGATATTGCTGAACGGGTCTCGGAAATCATGGCCATACAGCAAAGGCAGCTGATTACCGGATTCCTCCCACTCCTTCAACGTGTCCGCAAACGCGCCCTTACGGATAACATCACCGTAAGAATCCACATTATCGAACACACTTGCATAGGCGATTATCTCGCCCGCCTCAACCTCAACATCATCAGGCTCTTTAACCCGAACCTTCAAATCCTTCAACTTCATAAGGGCAACACCTCCTTTCTCACCCCCAGGCAACTCCGGGGGATTCTCATACCAAGCATCAATCCGCGCCAACACATCATCAGACGCGCCAGCCTCAGTAGCGCGCTCCACGCAAACATCACGCCCAGGGTCAACCAAATGGAACACCGCACCAACACCCTCAAACTTGCTGACCAGCGCGGCAGGCGGATTCTCCGACACAAACCACAACTCATCAACAACAGTCTCAGGGTCAAGCAACCACCCCACCAAGCCCCTACGCATCGCCAACACCACATCAACAACCCCCGGCGACACATCAGCCCCCGGCTTGTCGACGCCCCCCACCACCACGGCAACCGCATCAAAATCAAAACGCGGCACCCCAGCACCAGCATTCTCCGCAACAAACACAGACTTGCCAGCAAACGGGGGGCCAACCACAACGTTAACCGCCACCGTCATCACCTCCATCAACACCATGGGGCTCCTCCCCCGGGTCCACCGCAGTATTCAACGGCACCAACAAATCATCCCCACCATCAACCGAAGGCAGGTTGTTCATCGCACGCGCCTCATTGCGCGTCATCCACGGGCCACCAACAGCGGTACTGGTGACCTGCGCCTTTTCCTCAAACGAGGCGCGCAGCTTCTCCTCAATGTTGAACTCGAAGTACACGTCGTCTTCAACACCGAGCTTTTCCAGCAGGAACACGTTCAGCGTGTCCTCGATCTGCTTAATGATCGGCCCGAGCGAATCCCCGTAGAGGCTCTTCCGAAACTCCCTGACGTTTGAATAGTTCGCGTTGTCCAGCAAACCAACCATCGTCGGATTGACCTGGAAAACACTAGCCACCGTCGCAAGGGACAGCTTGGCCACATCAACAACATCCTCATCCGACGCTTTAAGATGCATCGACTTGAAAGACATACCGTCTTCAAGAATCGGAGTCCCACCAGCACCGGAACCACGCCCCGAATACTGCGACTGCCAAGCCGCCTTAAACCGGCGACGGTCCATACCCTCCCAACGCGGAGCACCCGCAGGGCGCTCAATAACACCACTAATACGCGGCCCGTTCTTCCACAACTGACCACGATACGCAGCAGATTCCAACTGCTCCTTAAGCAAGTCTTTCAACGTGCGCACCTTCGACGCGCCACGCTTATAACTCCCCGGGGAATAGCCATGCACACGAATGATCTTCTCCGCCGGAATCTCCAACGGCTCACCAGTCTTATCATCCGTGATAACAATAGACTTCAACGTCCACTTATCTTCCCACCGCAAACGATGAACCCACGTCGGAGAAATCGGGTAAATCTCCGGCCCGTCACCCGCGTCGCTGATCACCCAAATGAACTCGTCATACAGGCACAGGTCCATGACAGACGCATACAGCAAGTCATAGAAAACCTGCCCCGCGTTGGCTTTCTTCACCAGCCGCGCCAACGGGCCGGTGCGCACACGCTCACGCCCACCATCCTCAGCATGACGATAAACATGAACCCCAATCGACGCGATATTCCGGGCAATGAAATCAGTGACCGTCCGAAGGTGCGGTTGGGAATCCCAAAGCTGCTCCACACTGAAACCATCAATCGACGCCGCCAACGATTCAAGAATCGGCAACGCCAAACCCTCAGGCTCAGGAACAGACACCGCCGTCGGAAGAAACCCCAAACGCTGCAAAATCCCCACCAGAAATCACCTCCTAAACAATCAACAAATAATCATCATCACTATCATCTTCACCAGCGTAAATATCATCGAAATCAGGCTCCTCACCCCCAAAGAAATCCTCATCCGCATACGCCGATTTCTGCTCCTCAGGCTCATGCCCAAGCAACCACCACGCCACATTGCACGCCACCAAAGGCGAAACATCATTACGACTACCCGACCTATCCCAAATGAACAGGTCACCAGCCTTCTTATCCTGCGCACCCTCAACAGCCAAATCAAGAACAGGCTGCGAACGATGCCGAAGCTCACCAGTCGCAATCGCATCAAAAAACCCAAGCACAGATGAAGACATATCCCCACCCTGCCAAGGCACCACCGTCAAACCGGCCTCCTCCAAAAGCGGAGCCAAACCAGCAGCCGGGGCACCCTTCACTTGAATAGCTACACGACCATCAAACCAATCGACGGCCCCAACACGAGCTGCGAACCACTCGGCAACCCATCGAAAACCGGCTCGTTGGGCGACGACTTCAACGTGCGTTCTTCCATCATCACGAACACCAGCGACCGCGACATAGGCGAACTTGCCGTCCACCGCGACGTCAACCGCCGCCGCCACAGGATTCCCCTCAGCGACACGGGAACCAGCGTCAGCGCAAGCACCCCACACGTCAGCAGGAATCTTCCCCGGTTCCAGGGACTCCACCCACACACACATTTTCTCAGTGCGGAAACCATCAGGGTTCTTCGTCTCCTTCGCCTCAGCCAACAAATTCTTCAAAGTGATGCCGCCCCAACCCATCGACGGGTTAGCTTGGCGTAGCGCATCCACGTCCGTTATCTCAGCGTCCTGCGACGCTGACCACGAGAACAACGCCGTGGCCATGTCCTCAGTGTCCCCAAGATTGATGCGCTCAACCGCTGAATCACGCAGGGATTTCAGCACAATTGAGCGGGCGTCACCCGCGTTAGAGAAACCCCACAGCTGTGACTCCGGGCGCGCCGCAATGGTCGGCTCAATCGAGTTCCAACCATCCCACGTAAGCAGCTCACGCATCTCGTCAATGAACGCCGTGTCAGCCGAAGCGGAACGCCCGCCCTTACGGTCAGCCGTTGTGACCGACCATGTGGGCAAAGTGCCGAACACATCCAGGCGGCCAGGCACAGGAACCTTGCATAGCTCAATCTGCTTGCTACCGTTCGTTTCCCGCATCCACGCACCGTTGAACTCGTTGTCCTTCGGCCTCGGGTCATTCGGCAAATACTCACGCAGCACCTCATTATGCGCCGCGATCTTAAACGCGTCTTTCAACGTGTCCTCAGCGACAGTGAGTTTCTGAGCTGCGGAAACAATCTCCGACGCGCCGAACACAAACAACCGCCATAGACCAATAACAACCATCAGCGTTGTCTTTCCGTTCTGGCGGGCCACCTCGACGATGACACGTTTAAACCGGAAGTCAGTGCCGTCGAGGTTCAATTCCAGGCCGTGAACCAGCAACCATTTCTGCCACGGGTACAGGCGAATGCCCAGGAACTCCGCGAACTCGATAGCCTCAAACCCCTTAGACGTCTCCGGGGTCAGCGGGCGCAACGGCGGGGGAAACAGGCGCGGCTGCTCGAAGCCCTTAACCTGCTCGACCACCACCGGCCGCCTTCATACGCTCCATCACCGACACAACCGCCACAGGACGGTCACGGTCCTCAGGAATCCCACGCGCTTCCGGCGTGCACCCCAACGCACCCAACGCCTTCAACAAATGAGGCCCCAAATACAACGCCTTAGTACGGTCATACCCAGCATCGACAGGCACGAAATCAATCTGACGAGCATACGATAATGCCAGCTCCTGCAGTGCTTTATCCGCGCCGGTGACGTTCTCACCACGCGCCTCAATTGAATCAAGTACAGCCTGCTCAAGTGGCCCAACAGTCATGATTAAAGCTCCTTCCAGAAACCAGGTCTTGCGCGCGCGATACCCCCAAAAACGAGTGGGGGGAGTGAGACGGGTGGGCCTGTCCTCTCCCCCCAC